GCCACCTGGACTGTGAGCGATGTTCTTCGGGCCGTAATCGTGATGCTTGCGGATGAGCAGATTTCCGGCGGTGTCCAAGACTCGCCATACATCTGCGATGAAGGCGTCATCTACTTCCTTACCGGCATTGGCTTGCAGGTAATCGTTCCACTCTTGTAGTCTATCGAGACTATTATCATCCCCATATCCATCAATAATCTTGCTGCCTCTTGTAAGTCCTTTTTCTTGCTCATTCACTTTGCTACTCCTAGCAGTTCCCTGACAGACTCTTTTCCAAAGGCAAGATAATACTCGTTAATGTCCATACCTTGCGGTAATTGTACTATTTGCGAGTTAAGTACCTCACCAGCGACACGCCGAGAGAACTCCGCACCAGGGTTTGTGCCGTCCTCTTTCAGATCATTGTCACCGATTATATATACAGTATCAAAACCATTAAACAACTTTGTATAAAAAGGTTTCCAAGCAGCCACCCCAGTAATTCCTACTGCTGGTATGCCACAGATTCCTGATACAACAAGCGTATCTAATTCACCCTCACAGATAGCGATGCGCCCACTATCTGATAGAACATCAGAGACATTGTAGATGTGAGTCTTCTGTCCAAGAGGTTGCCCATACTTGGGCTTGCCGTCATCAAGACGGCGAAACTTTACTGATACACATATACCCATAGCAGAGAAGAATGGGATAGATAGCCAGCCAACATACGCCTCGTGTCCATTGATAGGTTCAGTCACAGTTCCAAGAGAGAACTGGTGAGCAACCTCTTTAGGTATTCCACGTCCTTCTAGATACGCTACGCTTGCCTCGTCTAGTTGATCTGCGTATTTCATAACCGCCTGCAGAAGCGATTTCGTTTGCTCGTTGGAGTGCATCCTTAAATCCTAGTCCTTCCTTCTCCATCACTACCTGAACTCCTGTTCCTCCCTTACCGCAAGTGTGGCAGTAGTAGAGGTTGTCATACGTGTTAATCACTGCACTTCTTCGAGAGTCATCGTGCATACAGCATTTAACTGAGGCACTTCTACCCTCTCTTACTTCTCCCCCGTAGAAATCAACGATAAGTTTTATGGGGATTGCGTCTGAATCAACGTTGGCTTTTGACCCACCTTTACGTACCAACCTGCTCCAGTCTTGTGAAGACATCCGCAATCTCCTTTGCAATACTCGTGTAGTTCTTCTGCCTTATCGTAATTACCTTTGGCATTGAAGTCACCACCTACCTGACAATCCGAGCAGATCATTCTTCTACCGCTTTCTTCTTTCTCTTCGGCTTAACTTCTTCCTGCTTTGGTTCTTCCTTAACTTCTTCAGGTTGTGGTGTACTCCAACCTTCGCTACTTGTTATCTGTCCTTGTGGTACTGGCATTTGTTCTATCCATTTCTCTAGTGGTTGTATCACCCAAGATTGTTCTATTGAAGCATTACGCCTCTTAACTATCACAAAGGCCGGAGGTGCAACCACTTGCCCTCTAGCCTTTGCGTAGTTATGTGCCTCCTTCAGTGCTTCGCTCCAGAAGGTAGGCAGATCTAGTTTCTTGCGGTTCTTACATTCCAAAATATAGGTCTGACCTGCGATTATGGTTACTATGTCACCCTCATCAGAGGCGCCAGCCTTAGCCAACCGCTCTGCGAAGTGGCCCAGTGAGCGGATGTATTTCATTACATCCACCTCAAACTTGGAACCCTTAACCTTGTTGTACGTACCCATAGTTGTATGTATTCACCTGTGTATTCGATCGTAGGTAGGACCTGCCTTGTGCGTCATCATCTCCAACTTGACAGGCACCAAAGTTTGTGAAGAGAGTGGCGTGTCGTGAAGCATCAGCATAGTGAGGACCAAACCGATTCTTTACTGGCGCCACTCTCAACAACCCTTGGGACGGATCGTATCCAAGGGTCAGTATGACAGCAGGTAATTGACTTACCTTGCCGTGAATTGCACGTCGAGGGGGCGGCATCGAGGGGGAGCCGTACTCACTGGCTTCAGAGACGTGATGGAGGACAAGGACGCACGCCTCCGTTTTTCTAGCCATATCGTGCAAGTTCATCATAATCTCTCTTAGCCCAGCCCACTCGTTATCGTGTTCTGCTGCTACGTTCATTAGATTATCAATGACAATTAGTTCAGGTGCAACACCATACAGTTCTATGTAAGCCTTTATCTCCATCTCAATATCATCTAGCGATGGACTAGAGTCAAAGACCCAGGAGATATGACGCATCTGTTCCAGGTACTCTTTGTAATAGCCTGGATCTCTGTTCAGGTTTACTTCCACAGTTGCCTGTGTGTGACCTGATGTATGTGCTGCTGCTCGAATGATAGCCGTTGTTGTATCGGTATCAGCCGAGAAGAATAGCGTTGGTGTTTTTGCTTTGATTGCATATACCAGGGCGAACATTGACTTACCTGCATTGGGTGCTGCTGCAACCATACAAACCTGACCTCTGCGAAACTTTATAGATTCGCGTGTCAGAGATTTCCACACTTCAGGCAGAGGAGTTGCTTTTGTTTGCACTCCTTGCCAAGCGCGATCAATCCTAAGCACTTTTCTCCCTCGGTAAAATTATGTTTCGTTTACGACGTATGGCATCTCTCTGCTTTGGAGCGAGTCCTCCCCAAATTCCGTGTCGTTCGTAGTTAATGCCCCATTCGGCGCATTCAAGTTGATGGATACATTGACCACAGATTTTCTTTGCACGCTGTACGTTTGTAGCACTTCCACCGTGATCTGGGAACCAGATATCGCCATCGACTTGCGCACATAGCGGAGCCTCGTAGTCACGTGGCTCTCGCACCGTGTTACCTTACGAAGATTGGTTTGCACTGGTCAGGTGTACCTTTAGGAGCGGGACACATATATCCCTTCCAAGCCTTACCCTGTGCATTAACTCCACTTCTGAAAGTCATTGGTCCGTGTTTACATTCTGTCGACCCTTCCGCTTGCGCTGGCGCTGAGGCTGGCGCTGGTGCGATTGGGGCGGATGTACGAGGCTGAAAGGCGCGAGCCGGTCCAGCGCTGCCCAAAGATTGACTCACACTATGGATTAGGGTTGCTAGATCCTGTGTGGTTGCTAACTGTTGCTCAAAGTCTTGAGCGTTATCAGCATAGATGTTAATTAGTGTTCCGTCTGCCAACTTGAAGTTCGCTTGGAACTTAGTTGCGTCAGCCATTCTGTCCTCCTATATGTTTAATACTCAAACGAGTAGTCTCTTTTCCTTCTTTACCTGGCAGTTCACCAAGTAATTCTTTTACTTTGTCTTTGTCTACCTGGAAGGAACCCTTCACAGTAGACCATTGCACTTGGATGCCAGACTTAGTAACCCCAGCCAAGCCGATCAGACTCTCGCGTAGAGATTCTTTCTTCTCGGTTAGTTCCTTAATTCTAGCATCCAGTTGCAAATACTCCAATGCGTTCTTATCCGCATCGGCATCTTCTATCACTATGTATTCAGTTTTTGTACTGTCTTTTTTTAGACCAACGCATCCCATCTCGCCTGTTGCGTCATAGTACTTGCAATAGAACTTGCAGTAACTTTCATCGCGTTCAGGTTCAGGAGCGACGTTAGTCTCTTTGATTGCTTCTAACCAAGAGAGGGCTTCTAAAGCGATAGAAGAATCGTACTTCTCTGAGTGGACCTTTATATCTCTCTCGTCGCCATCTCTTGGTATTGCAACTAAGTGAACATTGTGGACCTTCCCCAATCCACTTTGCTCAATAAGGTAGCCGTAGGTTTGCACCTGCCAGCGTTGTTGTTGAGAAGGAAAATAGGAAAGGTTCTTAGCCTTTACTGTTTTCCAATCGACTACATCTCCTGTGTCCGGAAAGTAGCAGTCGACGTGTGCCTTCATACCGTTGTGTTCAACAGCGGCTTCCAGCACAACACCAGGTGTTTTATCAAGCGCCTTTTCTATGGCGCTATGTATCGCAGTACCCATAATGGCTGCGAGTTTTAGTTCATTATCGTTTGTCTCAGGTTGATTGTTGAGACGATACCAAACCTTACGACGGCATCCGCCTAACTCTGATGGTCCTATCTGGACCTGGTTAGATCTAGGCCGTGAGTTCTCCTTCTCGTGGAGAGCCTTTACTAATAGTTCTTTTATATCCACTTTTTCCACCTCGTTATTGTGATATTAAAGAATAGCAGATTGATCTGACAAACCTTTGCAACTACTACATAAGTTGGAGATGTACCATCCCACTCTTGATAACAGTCAATACCAAATGACCAGTTCTGTAGGTTATGTCTATTGATGTAGATAGACAAGTTACCGAAATCTTTCCTCATTAAAACTCCCGTCCTTGTACAACCAACTGTACCGGAGGATGGGTATTGACATCAAGCACCGCAGATATAGCCAGCGCTTTTCGGGCGTGTCGTTCCGCGTTTACAGCAGTAAACTTATCTGCCACACCGTAAAGATAACCAAGAGCGAAAGCGCCACCCGACCCCAAACCGTAGAGTCCCAGGTCTGATTGGATGAACGAGAGGTCGGTCGCAATGTGGAAGACATTGCCATTAAACGCAACAATGTAGTCGAATCCTGAGTCTTTTTCTTTGGTCGCTTCATAAGGGTCATATCCGTTCTCTTTGAAAGCCGTGACTATAGATGGAAGAATCTTCTTACCCATCCACTGAATAGGATCAGCACCCTTGTAGTTGGGTGGGCGCCAGTTGTATGTGAGTATGTCACCTGGTCTTGAGTCGCCTGTGATTCCTAGTAGATAGTTGCCAACGGCAATAATCTTGGGCGTAGCAGTGGAGATAGTTCGCAGATTATCTTCAGTAATCTGGCTGTCGGCTGCAATCACAGCCCTGTCTTTTAGTTGGATTGCTATTAGTGTGGTCACAGTTGGGAAATCATACATCGTATCGGCGTGTCGGGTTGTAGAGACACGCAGGGGTTTCTACAATACGAGCGTCAGCGAGTCAATAAAGGGCGCCTGCTAGCAGGACGGCGCCCTCTCGACAGTGCGAGGCGCTGGGGCGCCAGCCGAAGCACTGAATGCGTTTCCGTCTACCAAGGCTGCGAAAATATAGCCTACCACCTATCAAGGCTTCTGACCTGCGCTCTGTTGGCCCAACCCACCAATGCGTCTGTGGATGTACCGTCTTCTCTACCTATGTTCAGTTCGATGACTACGAGATCTGTTGGTATGCACTAGATGTCCAGTGTGCCAACTGTGGGAATCTACTGAAGGCACCTTGTCCTATCGATAAGCCTGACCAAATTTAGGCAACAAAAAAGAAGCCCCAGGATTTCTCCTGGGGCCTTTATTGCCTCGCGCTTTCTTAAACTACTCTGCTCCTCTGCCGAACTCCTT